ATCATGGACACTCCATATGGCAAGATTGTTAAAAATTTGATTGATGAAGGTGCGACTTTAGGTGTATCTTCTCGTGGTATGGGATCCTTGGTGCAAAGAGGTGGCGCCAACTATGTAGGTAAAGATTTTTATTTAGCTACTGCCGCTGACATTGTTGCTGACCCGTCAGCTCCAGATGCTTTCGTTGAAGGTATTATGGAAAGTAGAGAATGGGTATGGAATAATGGAGTGTTAGTTGAAAAGGATATTGAAGCTTGGAAGAGTGAAATTCAAAAAGCAAAGGCGCATGCTCTCGCAGAAGCGAAAGTAAGGGTCTTTGAGGATTTCCTTAGAAAACTTTAAATGTATAAATATCAATAACAAGAGAAAAAAAATTAATTTTTTTTAATTAAGGGAGATATCTCAAATGGCCGATACAGAAGCAAAAAACTTAGAGGCGTTAGAGGCGGAAGCTGTTGCGGAAGCAGCTGCAGATGCACCTAAAAAGAATGCTGTAGCGGCTGAGCCTTCTCATATCGCAAGCATGAATAATGCAGAAGATTTAGGTCCAGCTGTAGTAAAACCAACAGACAGCAATCCTGACGCAACTAAAAAGTCTAAAAAAGTTTCTGACCAAATTAGCGCAACTGCTGACAAGGGTGGTTCACCGGATACAGCTGGTAGACCAGACACAGACGCCGGCGTGACTAAGATTTCACATCCTGGTCAAAGTGCTAAAGTTGAAGAAACTGAGGATTCTGATGAGAATATCGTAAACGAAGGTGAAATGCCTGACGGTCTAAAGAAATACTTAGACAAGAAAGCAGACAAGGAAGACGACAAAGAGGAAGGTTACAAATCTAAGAAAGAAGAATTAGATGTAACTGAACATGTTGACGCACTTGTAGCCGGAGAAGACGATTTATCTGAAGAATTTAAAACTAAAGCTGCGACAGTATTCGAAGCTGCTATCAAATCAAAGGTATCAGAAATCGAAGAATACTTAGAAGCTGATTATCAAAAGAAATTCGAAGAAGAAACTTCTAAAGCTAAAGATGAGTTAGTTGAAAAAGTGGATTCCTACTTGAACTATGTAGTTGAAGAATGGATGAAAGAAAACGAACTTGCTTTAGAAAGAGGAATCAAAGGCGAAATCGCTGAAGATTTCATTTCTGGTTTGAAAAATCTTTTCGCTGAACATTATATTGATGTTCCAGATGAGAAGTATGATGTTTTAGAAGGTCAGGCTTCTAAGATTGAAGAACTAGAGAAGAAACTCAACGAGCAAATCGAAAAGAATGTTCAACTTAATCAATCAAACTTTGAATATGTGCAAAAGGCAATCGTAGCGGAAGCTGCTGAAGACTTAGCAGATACTTCAAAAGAGAAGTTTTTTAAGTTAACTGAAGAAATTGATGCTTCAAACACTGAAGAATTCAAAACTAAAGTAGCGACTATTAAGGAAAGTTACTTTGGTAAGAAAGCAGAAGTGAATGAAGAGCTTGATGATGTGGCGGCAGGTTCGTCTTCAGAGTTATCCGAAGACTTATCAAATGCAATGGCTGCTTATACTGCTGCTATTAGTAAAACTAAAGACATGAAATTGTCTAGTAAATAATAAGGGAGAAAATACATGTATCTTTCAGAAACACATGAGAAAAAATGGCAGCCTGTCCTAGAGCATCCTGATTTACCAGAAATCAAGGACTCTTACAGACGAGCCGTTACATCTGTTATCTTGGAAAACCAAGAACAAGCTCTTAAAGAAGAGAGAGCTTACATGACAGAGGCAGCTCCTACTAACGCAACTGGTTCATCTGTTGCAAATTGGGATCCAATCCTAATTTCATTGGTTAGAAGAGCAATGCCAAATCTTATTGCATACGATATCGCAGGCGTTCAGCCTATGACTGGTCCAACTGGACTTATCTTTGCAATGAGAAGTAGATATACTTCACAAACTGGTGCTGAGGCAATGTTTGACGAAGCAGACACAGACTTCTCAGGAAGAAATGCTGCTGGTTCATCTGTTGATGGTTTTTCATCAACTAGCCATTCCGCTTCACCTAACAACAATCCAGGTGCTCTAAACGATAGTCCTGCTGCTGGTACTTACACAAAAGGTACTGCAATGACTACTGCAGCTGCTGAAGCTTTAGGCGATGACAGCGGTAACGCTTTCGCTGAAATGGCATTCTCAATTGAGAAATCAACTGTGACTGCTAAATCAAGAGCTTTAAAAGCAGAGTACACAATGGAACTTGCACAAGACCTTAAAGCAATTCACGGCTTAGATGCTGAAACTGAACTTGCAAACATTCTTTCTGCTGAAATCCTTGCTGAAATCAACAGAGAAGTTGTAAGAACTGTTTACATCAACGCTGAGAAGGGCGCTGCTACTGACACAACTACTGCTGGTATCTTTGACTTAGATACGGATTCAAACGGTAGATGGTCTGTAGAAAGATTTAAAGGTTTAATGTTCCAGTTAGAAAGAGATGCTAACAGAATTGCACAAAGAACTCGTAGAGGTAAAGGTAATATGATTATCTGTTCTTCTGATGTTGCTTCAGCGTTGCAAATGGCTGGTGTCTTAGACTACACACCTGCATTGAACAACAATCTTAATGTTGACGACACAGGCAATACTTTTGCTGGTGTATTAAACGGCAGATACAAAGTGTACATTGACCCGTATTCAGCAAATAGCTCAGCTACTCAATACTATGTAGTTGGCTACAAAGGTACTTCACCTTATGATGCTGGTCTGTTCTACTGTCCATATGTTCCACTACAAATGGTGAGAGCAGTTGGTCAGGACACTTTCCAACCAAAAATTGGCTTTAAGACTAGATATGGTCTTGTTGCTAACCCATTTGCTGAAACTGGTGCCGCTTCAGGTGCTGTTACTCCAGTAAATGACGCTGGTTCTGCTAACTCAAACA